CTCTAATTTTACTCCGCAGGCGGGCGCACGCGTAGTGTAGTAGGGGGGCGGGGTAGAGAGGTAAGGACATGGCAAGAGCGACAGAGAAAAAAACGGCAGCAGCCAAAAAAGCAGCGCCAAAAAAGAAAGAGTTAACCAAAGAAGAGCAGATCAAGAAAGAACAGCGCAGACTTAGAGGTATCTTTAAGGACTTAGACGCAAACAAGAAAAAGTTAGTAACGCCGCTAATTGATAAGGCGGCATTTATGAGCATAGAACTAGACGAGCTGCAGAAAGTCTTAGAGCACGACGGCTGGATAAGCGAGTATAAGAACGGCGAAAACCAGTACGGAACTAAGCGCAGCCCAGAGGCAGACACTTATATAGCTTTATCCAAGAATTACGCCGCAGTAATTAAGCAGCTCGTGGACTTAGTACCAGAGCCAAAGCGAAAAGCCAGCAGGCTAGCCGCTTTAAGAGACGAGTAAGGCTTAAGGCGTGGCAACAGTACAAAATTACATTTACGAGTACTACGACCAGATCACACGCGGCGAGGTAGTCGTAGGCGAGTGGATAAGGCTAGCATATAAAATGCTGGTTGACGACCTAGAAAAAGGCACAACCCAGTACAACGCCAAAGCTGTAAACAAGGCTATTAAGTTTATCGAGAATTTTTGCCACCACAGCAAAGGGCGCAGCGACTTACTAAAGCTAGAGCTTTGGCAAAAGGCAGCAGTAGCCGCTATCTTTGGAATTGTAGACGACAACGGCGTTAGAATATACCGCGAGGTATTTATAGTTATAGCTCGAAAGAACGGCAAGAGCTTGCTAGCTAGCGCGATTATTGCATATATGGCTTACCTAGAGCCAGAGTACGGGCAAGAGATTTACTGCTTAGCGCCAAAGCTAGACCAAGCGGCGCTTGTGTACGACGGCTTTTACAAAATGGTACTAGCAGAGCCAGAACTAGAAGAGCTGGCACAAAAACGGCGCAGTGATATTTACATAGCCGAAAACAACACATTTATTAAGCCTATCGCATTTAACGCACGAAAGAGCGACGGCTTTAACCCGCAGCTCGTAATATGTGACGAGCTGGCAGCATGGCAGGGCGACGGCGGGCTTAAGCAGTACGAAGTTATGAAAAGTGCGCTAGGCGCAAGACGGCAGCCGCTTATACTGGGCATAACCACAGCAGGCTACGTTAACGACGGCATATACGACGAGCTTTTTAAGAGAGCTACAGGCGTGCTTAAGGGCGGCAGCAAAGAGCGCAGGCTTTTGCCGCTGCTATACACCATAGACGACGTAGACAAGTGGAACGACCTAACAGAGCTGCGAAAAGCTAACCCTAACATAAACGTAAGCGTTAGCGAGGAATTTTTTAAAGACGAAATAGCCGTAGCAGAGACGAGCTTAAGCAAGCGCAGCGAGTTTCTTTGCAAATATTGCAACATCAAACAGAACGCCAGCACCGCATTTTTAGACTACGTAGTAGTAGACGGCGCGGCAGCAGACGTAACGCTAGAGGACTTTAGGGGCAGCTATTGCGTAGGAGGCTTAGACCTAAGCCAGACTACAGACTTAACAGCAGCTAGCGTGGTAATTGAAAAGAGCAGCATATTATATGCCTTTACTCAATTCTTTATGCCAGCGTCTAGGCTAGAGACATTACAGGCTACGGACGGCGTACCCTACGACCTTTTCGTTAAAAAGGGTATCGTAACACTAAGCGGCGACAACTACGTAGACTATAACGACGTATACGACTGGTTTATGCAGATCATACGAGACTATGAGCTATACATACTGCAGATAGGCTACGACAGATACAGCGCCAAGTACTTAATAGAGCAGTTAGAGGGCGCGGGGCTGCATTGCGACGACGTATACCAAGGCGAGAACTTAACGCCAGTTATACGAGAGTTTGAGGGAATTATAAAAGACGGCAACTTTAAAATTGCTAACAATAACTTGCTTAAGAGCCACTTTTTAAACGTCGCACTTAAGCAGAACATGGAAACAAGAAAGTTTCGACCAGTCAAGATAGAGCAGCGGGCACATATAGACGGCTTTGTATCAGTTATAGACGCTATGACAGTGCGGCAGAAATGGTACGCAGAAATAGGGCAGCTGCTTAGAAACGAGTAAGCGAGGTAAAACAGTGGGGCTTTTTGATTATATTTTCAAGAAAAAGAACGAGGCTATTTTAGGCGAGTACTTTAAAATGCTTAACACCTACAGCCCAGTATTTACGACCTACGACGGCGGCGTATACGAAATGGACTTAACACGCACAGCTATTAACAGCTTTGCGACACACTGCAGCAAACTTAAGCCAGAAATGAGCGGCAGCGCACATAGAAAGCTACAGAAAGCGCTAGAGTTTAAGCCTAACTACTTTACAGACACGCCAAAGTTTATAGCTCGTATCGCAACTATACTAGAGTGCGAGCACACTTGCTTTATTGCACCAGTAGAGGACACGTACGGCGAGCTGGTAGGCTTTTACCCGCTCTTACCTAGCAGCTGCGAGGTAGTAGACGTAAAAGGGCAGCTATACTTACGCTACACTTTCTCTAACGGGCAGCGCGGCGCTATTGAGTTTGAGCGCGTGGGCATTATGACAAGCCACCAGTACCGTAACGACCTTTTCGGAGAAAGCAACACAACCCTTAAGCCTACTATGCAGCTTATGCAGACCAGCAACGAGGGCATTATAAACGCCGTTAAGAATAGCGCTAATATACGTTTTATGGCAAAAATAGCAAACATGCTTAAGCCAGAGGACATTAAGAAAGAGCGCGAGCGCTTTACAGAGGACAACTTAAGCGCAGAAAACACTAGCGGCATGATCATATACGACAGCAAGTTTGCAGACCTTAAGCAAGTAGAGAGCAAGCCGTATACACCAAACGCGCTGCAGACACAGCAAATTAACGAGAACGTCTGCACACACTTTGGCACTAACATGCACATACTGCAGAACGACTTTACAGAGGAACAGTGGAACGCCTACTACGAGGGAAAAATAGAGCCGTTTGCAATTCAGTTAAGCATAGTGCTTAGTAACATGGTTTACACAGAGCGAGAGCTTGCTACTGGCAACATGATTACGTTTAGCGCAAACAGGCTGCAGTATGCGAGCAACGCTACTAAGCTGCAAGTAAGTACGCAGCTTTTCGACAGAGCGCTAATTAACCGCAATACGGTTATGGATATATGGAACATGCCGCACGTAGAGGACGGCGACAAGTACTACATCAGAAAAGAATACACAGAGGTTACTAAGCTGGATAACGGCAGCAGCGACGACAACACAGACGTAAACGAGCCGCAGGACGAGCCAGCAGAGGACACCACAACACCTACAGACGAGGGGGTACAGGAATAATGCCAGTAGTTAAAGAGAGAGAATACAGAGAGCTAGCGCAGCCGCTAGCAGTTAGAAAGAAAGAGGAAAACAGCGAGCCTAGCTATATTGTAGAGGGCTACGCTACTACATTCGATAAGCCGTACGTGCTTTTTGAGGACTACGACGGCACTAAGTACTACGAAGTAATCGACAGACACGCGCTAGACAACGCGGACATGTCAGACGTTATTATGCAGTACGACCACAGCGGCAGAGTGTTTGCACGCAACAGTAATAACACGCTGCAGCTAGAGCTAGACGACACAGGCTTTAAGGTTACAGCAGACTTAAGCCACACAGAGCTAGCAAAAGGACTGTACGAGGATATAGCCGCAGGCATGATTACTAAAATGTCGTGGGCTTTCGTCGTAACAAAAGACGCTTACGACCAGAAAACACGTACACGTACAGTACTAGAGGTTAAGAAAGTATACGACGTTAGCGCGGTATCTATCCCAGCTAACGACGATACAACTATAGCAGCGCGCAACTATGTTAACGGGAGACGGGAACTAGAACAGCGGGAGCAGCTGGCAAAGCGTGTAGCAAAACTTAAGATAGACACTTTAGGCATTTAATAACCAGATCACAAAGAAAAAATAAGAGAGGTAAAGACATGAACTTAAAAGAAATCGAGGCACGCATTGCCGAAATTAAGAACGAACTCGAAACAAGAGGCGCAGAGCTTTCAGTAGAAGAGAGCAACAAGCTCGTAGACGAGGCAGAGCAGCTTAACGAGCAGCGCAAGGCGCTTGTTGAGGCAGCAGAAAAGAGAAACGCTACACTTGCAAACATTGCAGCAGGCGAGGGCAAGACCGTAAGAACTTTCGCAGCACCTAACGGCGCAGCACCAGAGCAGGACGACGACAAGTACGCGTCTATGGCTTATCGTAAGGCGTTTATGCAGTACGTAACCAGAGGAACTGCTATTCCTGCAGAGTACAGAGGCGACGCTAACACAAAGACAACCGACGTAGGAAACGTAATTCCTACAACCGTTGTAGACCAGATCATTAGCAAGCTCGAAAACGTAGGCGGCATTTTGGCACTTGTTACCAAGACTGCTTACAAGGGCGGCGTAGCTATCCCTAAGAACTCTGTAAAGCCAGTAGCTACATGGGTAGCAGAGGGCGCAGGCAGCGACAAGCAGAAACTTGCAGTAGGTAGCGTTACTTTCGCATACCACAAGTTACGCTGCGCAGTTTCCGTATCTCTTGAAGTAGACACAATGTCTATTACAGCTTTCGAGGCATACCTTGTAAGAGTTATCGTAGAGGCTATGACTAAGAAACTCGAAGAGAGCATTATTAAGGGCAGCGGCAGCGGCGAGCCTACAGGAATTATTAACACTGCAGCAGACGAGGGCGAGAGCATTGCTACTGTTAACGTAGCTGCACTTTCATACGCTGCACTTATCGACGCAGAGGCAGAACTGCCAGAAGAGTACGAGGGCAACGCTAAGTGGTGCATGTCTAAAAAGACCTTTATGGGCTTTATCGGACTTGTGGACGAGAACGGACAGCCTATTGCACGCGTTAACCACGGCTTAGACGGCAAGGTAGAGCGCTACTTGCTCGGTAGAGAGGTAGTATGCACACAGCACTTGCCTAGCTTTGCAGCTGCAGAGACTAACGCTAAGTTTGGTTTCCTTTTCGACTTCACTAACTACGACCTTAACACTAACTATGCTATGGGCGTTAAGAAGTACGAGGACAACGACACAGACGACCAGATCACAAAGGCTATCATGCTTGCAGACGGTAAGGTAGTAGACTACTACGGTCTTGTAATCCTTAAGAAGATTGCAAGCGTGTAATACCAGAAAGCGAGGGCTAAGTTATGGCAGCAACTAAGAAAGCAGCAGAAAAGGCAGCTACTAAAGCTGCAGCAGCACCCGTAGCAGAGAAAGAGCAGCCAAAGGCAGCAGCTAAGAAAGCAGCTGCAGCTATCGAGGTAAGAGTACGTACGCTTTACTTTGACGTAGCACTTAACCGTATCGTAGCAGAGGGCGAGACTTTCGAGACTAACGAGGAACGCTTAGAACTGCTTAGCGGCTTAGGACTGGTAGAGAAAGTATAAGAGCAACGGGCGGGCAGCTTTCATGGGCTACCCGCCTATAATGCAAGAAAAGAGGGCGCAGACATGGAAATAACAGTTACAACAGAACTAACAGAAAAGGTTAGAAATGCGCTGCGTATCTCTAATACCAGCGAGGCAATAACCGCAGAAATTAACGACACTATACTAGCGTGCTTATACGATTTAAGCGCACAGGGCGTAGTTAAGTTAGACCAAGACGACGCGCTTATTATTAGAGCCGTAAAGCTCTATGCCCGTAGCGAGTTTAACTACAACGGGAAAGCCGAGCAGTTTAGAAACAGCTACGACATGCAGAAAATGAGCTTAGCGCTAGACATTGACTACAACACAGCACAAGAAAGCGAGGGCTAAGTTATGGCAATGTGGGCACATGAGCTTACGCTTGTTACATCAGACGAGCCAGCAGAGAGGACTAACGGAAACGGGTTTCCTATCGAGGGCGAGCCAAAAGAGCGTACAGTTTTTTGCAATAAAAAAAGCGTGGGCTACGCAGAGTACTTTAGCAGCCAGCAGGCAGGACATACAGCCAGCTTAAAAGTGGAGCTGCACAAGGTAGACTACGAGGGCGAGCTATTAGTAACGTTAGAGGGCAGGCGCTATAGCGTGCTTAAGACATACGAAATAGACGACGACTTAATAGAGCTTACCTTAAGCGACTTGCGGCAGCAGGCGCAGTAGCCCAGAAACGGGGGCTAATATGGCAGAGATTAACACCACAGGGCTAGAGGAACTAAGCGACGCTTTTATGAGGCACGAGGCAGCAGCCGACAAAGCAGTAGAGGAAATGCTACTAGCAGAGGCAGACGAGTACGTTAAAGCCTATAAGCATGCAGCAGCAGGCTACGGCATAAGAAAGACTGGCGGCTTTATCGAAAGCATAAAAGCAGGCAGCATAAAGGACGAGGGCACAGCTAAAAGTATCGAAATAGTACCAGAGGGGCGCACAGATCATGGCGCAGACTATGGCGGCGGCTATTCCAACAAAGGAAACAAGAGAAAAGGCAAAGCGCAAAACGGCAAAGTACGCTACGCCACAATAGGCTATATTTTCGAGTACGGCACTAGCACACTTGCAGCGCGCCCGTGGTTAACACAAGGACAGCTACAAGCAGAGCAGCCAGCGCATGAGAAAGCGCAGGAAATATGGGGCAAGTACGTAGAGGGTACTTTAAGCTAGAGAGGGGCGCAGCATGAGTAACATTAACGAGATATTAGCCGCTATCTTACCTACAGAGCGGGTAATTTACACAGGAAAAGACAAGCCACGCACCTACTGCACTTTTCAGAGAGTGCTAGAAAACGCGGCGCTAAGTGCAGACGACGACGAGAAAGCAGGGCAGATTACCTACAGGGTAACGCTCTTTAGCAAGACCGACTACGAAAGCACCTTAGAGACTATAAAGGCAGCGCTTAAGGCAGCGGGCTTTTATATAAACGCCGTAGAGGGCGAGGACTACGAGACAGACACAGGGTATTACAAAATACCTATTACAGTACAAACTATCAAAAGTTAAGAGAGGTAAAAGACCATGACTACAGGATTAAAAGACCTTTACTTTGCACCTATCACAATGACAGACGGGCAGGAAGTTTGGGGCACACCAGCTAAGCTCGCAGCGGCAATTAACGCAGACCTTAGCGTAAAAGTGGCAGAGGCTTTGCTTTACGCAGACGACGCGCTTAATCAGTCTCAAAAAGAGTTTGTAAACGGCACTATTAAGCTGGGCGTTGCAGACCTTGACGCAGAGACACTGGCAAGCGTTTTAGGACAGGCAACAGACGCAGCAGGCATTACATGGGCAAGCGGCGACGACGTAGCGCCTTATGTTGCAGTAGGTTTCAGAGCTGCAAAGATTAACGGCATTTACCGTTATATCTGGCTGCAGAAAGTGCAGTTTAAAATTCCTAGTGAGAGCTTTGAGACTAAGGGCGAGAGCATTAGCTTTAAGACGCCAGAAATTGAGGGCACTTTCATGAAAGCCATTAAAAACGGCATGTGGAAAGCAGACTACACAGGACTGCCTACAAGCGCCGTAGCTGCTAGCTGGTTTACATCAGTTAAGACAGAAAAGGTAACAAGCGCCTAACAGTTAACCAGATCATAAGAAAGGTAAAGAGGGCGCAGTAAAGATAGCTGCGCCCTTTAAGGTAAAAGATAATGAGTGCAATTAAAGACGGTAGATACGAAATAGAACTTAACGGCAAAAAGTACTATATGCTTTTTAGCCTTAACGCATTGGACGAGATACAAGACCGTTTCGGCGGCTATGATAAGCTCGATACAGCTATGGCAGAGGGTAAAGACATGATTAAAAACATACGCTGGCTTTTTACCCTGCTTTTAAATGAGGGTAGAGAAGAGGGCGAGCCAGAGCTTACAGAGCAGCAAGTAGGTAGGCTTATACATGTGGGCAACATTGCAGACATTAAGGGCGCTATCTTTAATGCTTTCGCTTTCGGCGCAACAGGCGGCGAGGAAACAGAGACAGAGGAAACAGCAGGCGAGGGCGACGCGGGAAACATGAAGAGCGCGCAGGAAAATTAGACACTGCGCGCCTTATTTACATTGCAATAGTTATGCTGCGCTTACCAGAGCGCGAGGCATGGAAAAAAACGCCGTACCAGATCATGCGACTATTTAGACTGCATAAAGAATATAACGGCATGAACACAACGACAGCCACCAAAGGCGAACAACTAGCGCCTATAGACATAGCACTAGGGGGCTTTTAAATGGCAGATACAGTAGAAAAACAAGTCAAAACTAAAATAAGTTTCGACGGCGAGGCAGACTACAAGAAAGCCGTAGCGGATATTAACAGCAACCTTAAAACGCTTAATAGCGAAATGAAGTTAGTAACCGCAGAGTACAAGGCTAACGGGGCTAGCGTTGAGACTTTGAAAGCTAAACAAGAGACGCTGCAGAAAGTCTACGCAGAGCAGAAAGCAAAAGTAGAGGCTACAGAGAAAGCACTAGAGCGCTGCCGTAAGGAAACAGGCGAAAACAGCGACGCTAGCAAAAAGCTAGAGCAGCAGCTTAACTATCAGAAAGCAGCTTTAGTAGGCACAGAGGGCGAACTTAAAAAGACTGCTACAGAGCTAGACAACGTAGAGAAAGAGGCAGACGGCGCAGGCAAAGAGCTTAAGAAGAGCGGCGACGCAGCCACAGACGGCGCTAACAAGTTTGAGGCAGCAGGCAACGCACTTAAGGCTACAGGCGCAGCCATTGCAGCAGCTACAGCAGCTATAGCGGCAGCAGCCGTGGCAGCTGGTAAGGCTATCTGGGATATGGCTAACGACGTAGCAAGCGCTGGCGACGAGATAGACAAGGAAAGCCAAAAGCTGCAGATTAGTAGCGACCTTTACCAAGAGCTTAGCTACGCATGCGAGCGCAGCGGGGCAAGTATTGACGACCTTAAAAAAGGCGTTAAGAACATTACCGACGAGCTGGGCAAGGCACAGGACGGCACAGCAGGCGCGGGCGAGAAATTCGAAAAGCTAGGCGTATCACTTAAGGACGCTAACGGCAACTTTAAGAGCACCGAAACGGTACTTATGGAGAGCATAGACGCACTGGCAGCTATGGACGACGAGACAGCCAGAAACGCTGCAGCTAACGAGATATTCGGAAAGAGCGCAGCAGAGCTTTTACCACTGCTTAACAGCGGCAGCGAGGGCATAAAGGAACTTATGCAAGAGGCAGACGCGTACGGCATGGTAATGAGCGCAGACGCAGTAGCAGCTAGCGCGGCTTTCGAGGATAGCTTAACGAGACTGCAGGGCACTTTTACAGGGCTTAAAAACAGTATCGTAAGCGAGCTTTTACCGTCTCTTACTACACTTATGGACGGCTTTAGCGACATGCTGGCAGGCAAGGACGGCGCAGCAGAAAAGGTTAAAGAGGGCGTTAAGGGCGTAGTAGACGGCGTAACAGACATGCTACCGCAGCTAGTAAGTATGCTTTCTACTATCGTGCAGGCTATTGCCGACGTAGCGCCAGACATTATAGCAGCACTGGCAGAGGGAATTATAAACGAGCTGCCAGCACTTGCAGAGAGTGCGCTACAGATCGTAGAAAAACTGGCAGACGCATTGCTTAAATTGCTGCCACAGTTACTAGAGGCTGGCGTACAGATCATATTACAGCTGGCGCAGGGTATCGCGCAGGCATTGCCACAGCTTATACCTACAGTAGTAGAGGTAGTGCTAGAGCTGGTAGACACGCTTATAGACAACATACCGCTACTTATTGACGCAGCCTTACAGCTGGTAACTGGCTTAGCAGAGGGAATTATAGCGGCTATACCCGTTATTATTGAAAAGCTACCAGAGCTTATCACTAGCATTATTAACGCGCTTATCGAGGGCATACCGCTACTTATACAGGGAGCTATACAGCTCTTTATGGCACTTGTGCAGGCAATACCCGTAATTATTGAGGCGTTAACAGCAGCTTTGCCGCAGATCATAGAGGCAATAGTTAACGGACTTATTAACGGCTTGCCTATGATTATTGAGGGCAGCATACAGTTATTTATGGCGCTTTTAGAGGCTATACCAGT